TTTCGGTAATACCAAAGTACAAAAGAACACGCACACAAATGCAAAGGTTAAAGCGCAACAGACAACCAAAGAGCCAGCATTGAACATAGAGCGTGAGCAAAATTTGAGTTACCTAAAAAGCTATTACACAAACGTAAACGAACACGCAGTTAATAGACTGGAAAAACTTTTACAATACAGAGCGGACGAATACAACTTTTTGTGGGAAGTTGAAGACGCGGCAAGAGTCTATTACTGCTATGATTTACACGAACTTTGTAATATTTTAGAGCGTGAAAACTCTAAAAATATCTACGATAAATACGAAAGCGAGTATTTTTATAACTGATAAACAACCAAGATTGAAAGAACGCCCCGAAACGGGCGTTTTTTTTGTGCCTGATTCCAGCGAATAAGAGCAAAAAAGGAATGAATAAGAGCAAATAAGAAAGAGCGAAGGAAAAAACGCGACAGATATTTGTCTTCTCGTTTTTTAAAACTCTATTTTTTCGTTTTTTCTGTACAGTTTTACGCATTAAAAATGCGCTCCAAAATTTTTCAGGGTGTAAAATTTGCCGATTGAAAGCAAAAAAGCGAACCAAAACCGAAATAGGGGGGTATATAGGTAAAAATTCAACTATATATATCTTTATGATACCCCGCTATTTTTTTGAAATTTGAGTCTGACCTTTTGGTTCGGGATTTTATGCAACCGTGGTTCTTTGGATTCGTATTATCTTTGAATAACAAAACGAATTGAAATGAAAGGAACTGATAATAAAATTGACAAGGATGAGCAGAAGAAGTTGGATGCTATTGATTTGGTTACTCGTGTTTGCGCCCATTATGAGAGTGGCAATTACACTATCGCCAGTTGTTGTAGCAAGGAGGGTTTTAGCGACAGGGCGTTCCATAAGTATTGCGCTAAGTATTCGGAGTGTTCTGAGATATATAAAAACGCTAAACGAGAGGCATTAAGCGCATATAAAGGCGAACTGATAGAGAAGGCTCAGTCAGCGTTAGAAAAGGCCATAGAAGGCTATTATATCGAAGAATCAGAGGTGGTTGAGCGTTTCAACAAGATAGGCGACCCAGCAGGAAGGGTTGAGAGCAAGAAGAGGGTGTTTATTAAGCCTAATGTAACCGCTATCATCTTTGCGTTAAAGAACTGTGACCCAATGAGTTGGAACAATGAAGGAATGCATGAGGCTGTTGCTGACGAGCAGGTGTTTAAGATTGGCGACCAAGTTATTAAGTTTAGCTAAGTTTATCTAAAATGGATAATATGACTAAAGCTGAGTGGAACGTTGTTAGACGTTTTGCGAGTAATGTTATTCGCGAGCATGGGGGTATCTTACAAGCACTTGCCTATACTGAATATGTTTTAAGTAAGATTGAATACTCAATATGCCGTTTAGACATAAATGATAAGTTAAACAATGAATACAAGTTTTATTGTAGTGTGTATGATGAGATAGAGGAAAGGATTTGGCTCAATTAATATGTGGGAGTTGCCTAAATATATCAGGGGAAAACTCAGCTTGACTGTTGTTGAGATAGAGCTATTGATTGCTGCTATCTGTAAGGATTGCGCAAACATCAAGATGGTTGATAGGTTTATCCAAACCAGGCTAACTGAGTATGAGATTCTTTATCGTAGTAATACGATTAATGACCTTGAGAGGGAAGAGTGGATGGATTGGGTAGACATTGAGGCGTACTTTGATTTGCATAAGCTATCTTTCGAGCGTCAATTTTTTAGAAGAAAACTATGGGTGTAGTATTTGAGCCTTTCCCAAAGCAAAAAGAGTTTATTGATGCTGCGCTAAGCGGTGATTATAGCTATTTGATGTATGGAGGAGCAGCAGGAGGGGGAAAGACGTATGTAACAATGGCTATTGCTATTATGCTTGCTAAGTTCTACCCTGGAAGCAGGTCTTTTGTAGTGAGGGAAAGTTTACCACGTCTTAAAAAGACATCTATCAAAAGCTTTTTTAAGCTATGCCCAAAATCTTTTGTGAAAAAATACAATCAGCAAGACAAGCTTGTGATGTTTAAGAATGGGAGTGAGCTTCAGTTTATCAGTGAAAACTTCCAAAACGACAAGGATTTGACTCAGTTTGATGGATTGGAAGGTAACTTTTTTTTCCTCGAAGAGGGACAAGAGCTGCAAGAACGCACTTTTAACAAGGCAATTCTGCGTTGTGGGCGTAATATCATCAGCCCAATGCCTCCTAAACTCATCTTTGTTACATGCAATCCTTCCCAAAATTGGACTAAACAAAGATTCTACAAGCCGTATGTAGAGCAGAATATGCCAGATAAGCATTTTTATCTACCTGCTACGATGGCTGATAATACTTTGCTGCCTGAAGACTACATTGAGAGCTTGAATAACCTTGATGAAATCACTCGTGCAATCTTTGTGGATGGTAACTGGGATGCTGTTGATGTAGATAGACCATTCGCCTATGCATTTGATAAGAATAAAACTGTAAGACCTAACCTTAGTTATAATCCAAACGAAGACCTATACTTATCATTTGACTTTAACGTAGACCCAATCACTTGCATAGCTGCCCAGCACTATGGTGGCAAGATTAGAATACTCAAAGAGTTCAGATTACGCAACTCAGACATCTTTGCGCTATGCGAAGCGATTAAAACTGAGTATGGCAACACACCATTCATAGTCACAGGTGATGCAAGTGGGGCGAACCGCTCAGCCATGACCAAAGGTGCTATGAACTACTACATGATTATCAAAGAGCAGCTGCAAATCACTCGCAGCTCTTTCCGCGTCCCATCATTCAACCCATCTATCAAAAACTCGCGTGTTTTACTTAACTCATTACTTGAAAAACACCCTGACTTTTTAATTGACGCAAATTGTCAATTCTTGGTAGGAGACTTAATGGCTGTTGAAAGTAATGAAGCAGGGGCAATCGACAAGGCAAGAGACGCAACTAAAACTCACTTGCTTGACTGCTTCCGCTATTATTTGTGGTCATTTCATAGTAACTTTGTGAAATATCTAAAACAGCAATAAAATGCCAAAGAAACTTGAACGCTGCGTGAATGACATCACTAAAACAGGCAAAAGCAAATCAAGTGCTTACGCAATTTGTACAGCATCACTAAATAAATCAAAGAAAAAAGGCAAAAGATGAATTGGTTTAAGAGAAAACAACAACAAACAGAGAACATTAAGGTAGAATCTGTGGTAAAAACAGGTTCGCAAATACCTTTAATACCAATTTTTACAGATTCACTTGGTAGAAATTGGTATGAGTTTCAAAATGCAGTAACTATTCCAGCAAAAAGAGCTATTGCAGCTGAGGTCGCAACCAAGTTTCAGGAAATGAATCTTACAAAGAAGAGTTTGCTTGAGCTAATGGAAAAGATGAAAGACCATGCAAACAACGGTAAGATAGTTGACCTTTTTGCTATTTTACATGAGATTGAATTTAGACTTAACTTTATTGCTGAAGAAGAAACTTTGATTAACCTCGCAGCTGCTTATTTTGTAATTGAGGGAGAGGATGAGACTGATTTTAGTGAGGTGGAAAAAGCTAAGAAGATTGAGTATATCAAAGAAAACAAGGAGGCTTTCAATTTTTTTGTCCAAAGGGCGTTCGAGTTCACAACGAATTATTCAGAAATGTCAGAAATAGATATTCAAGAGTATTTGCTTCAGAACGCCCAAAACACGGAAAGAATAAAGAAGTATTTGCTCACCAGGAGATATTAAACTACATAGATGACATCAATCACATGAACCAACTTATATGTGATAACAAGGTGTCTGAGATGAAAGTGTTAGAATCTTTAAGTGTAGACGAGTATTATATGACTTTAAGCACTTATATTCGGATTGCCGAAGAAAGAGCTGAGGCAATGGAAGGCTCAACTTCAAGTGGTGGTAACGACAACAACAACCAAAAAAGAACATCACTAAGAAAATAACACGATGGCAGTTAAGAATGTCACTTTTCAAGTAACAGCAAATACAACTCAAGCTACACAAGAGCTTGCTAAGATAACTCGCGGACTTGACCTTATCCAAAAGAAGGCTGCCATCAAGGTGACAGTTGATACCACTCAGGCAACAGGTCGAATAAACAATATCAATAGTGCAATTACACAGCTCAGCAAGAGGGCTGTCTCTTTACGAATTGACACCAAAGGAGCGACTGCTGAGATTAAAAGGCTTAGTGATTCTTTGTCAAAGGCTGATAAGAAGACAAATATCAATGTCCAGGCTAATACAGCACAGGCAAAGACTGCTCTTCAAGGCATTCTTAACTTAATCAATCAGATAAAGCAGCGCGTTACAATAACCGTAAATACAACTGCTATTAATAATGCGCAACAGCAGATAAATAGAGTAACACAGCCAAGACAAGTCAACTTTAGAACCAATGCGGCACAGGCTCAACAACAAGTTGGTGGTCTTGCTCAAGGTGTAAACTTTGTTTCTCAAGCAGTTGCAAACTCAAGCACCAACTTTATTCGTCTTCGTAACGTAATTGCTCGTACAGGTCTTGCTCTTGGTGCTGTTGCAATTGGAGCGGCAGTTACATCTTTAGGTCGTGCAGCTATCAATGCGGCTAAAGATTATGAGGTATTAAAGGTTGCATTTACCACATTCATTGGAAATGCCTCACTTGCTGAAGTTAAAATTAAGCAGTTGCGCCAATTTGCTGCTGACACTCCATTTACCGTGGATGAGGTTTTCAAAGCATCACGCACGCTGCTTGGATATGGTGTTGCAGCCAACCAACTTATTCCAATCATCAAAAGACTTGGTGATGTTGCAGGTGGTACAGGTGCGCCACTTGAAAGGATTGCGCTTGTGTTCGGTCAGGTTAGAGCGGCAGGTCGTTTGTATGGACAGGACTTGCTTCAGCTTATCAACGCAGGTTTCAACCCACTTCAGGAGATTTCAAGAACCACAGGCAAGTCTTTTGGTCAGCTCAAGGATGAAATGCGAAAAGGCCTTGTGACTTTTGATGATGTAAATAATGCGTTTATCACGGCTACAAGTGAAGGTGGTAAGTTCTTCAACCTTACAAATGCTCTTGCCAATACCACCCAGGGACGACTTGCTCGTTTAAGTGAATCATGGACAGAGCTTCTTCGCATCATTGGTGATGGTCTTCTTCCAACTTTTAATACTCTTGTCCAGGGTACATCAGAAGTTTTAACCGCATTTAAAGAACTTCCTGAATTAATTGAAAAAAATAGAGTAACTATTTTACTTTTGACTGCTGCAACAGCACTTTTTGTTGGCGCAAGAACAAAAGCTAATCAATCAATTATACTCGCTACCGCCTTAACTTTTTTAGAAAACACAGCAGATAGAATAGCTAATGGACTGCTGAGAATAAAAAATGTTTTGCTTTTAGGCACAACAAGGGCAACAGTTGGTATGACAATAGCTCAAAGGGCGCAAATTGCTGCTACCAATACTGCTACTATTGCTCAAAATGCATTTAACGCTGCTGTTACAGCTAATCCTCTTGGTGTTATTCTTACTCTTTTAGCTTTAGCTACTGCTGCTTGGTATGGCTATAAAGATGCTATTGGTGAAGCTACTCAGCAATGGATTGACCTTGAGGATGTTACGTCTAAAGCAGATGCACAAGCAAATAAGGCAACAATAGAAAGGACTAATGTAATAAATCAGGAGATTAATGCAATCAAGGAAACAAAAACAGGAACACAAGAAAGGCAAACTCTTATAGATGCTTTTAATGAAAAAAACAAGCCAGCAACAAAGCTTAAAGATATTGCTGACGAAAAGCAGTTTGTAGATGCCCTTAATTCAGCTTACGCTCAATTAAACGAAACTATAAAAATTCAAGAAAAAGGAATTGCTCTCACAGCTGGAAAGGGAGAACTTGAAACTCAAAAAGCAACACAAATTGAAAACGTATTAAGTGCTTCAAAAGATGTAAAAGTTGAAATACCAATTGAGCTTTTAACAAGACCTACTGATATTGAGGGAAAGCTTCAGGGAGCAAAAGACTTATTGCTAACTGAACAACAAAAAATAAATGATGAAATTATCAGGATTAATAATTTAAGTCAAGAAGAATTGCTTGCTCAACAAGAGCAGCTAAAAGCAAGGGGGATAAGTTTGGCATTTACAGAAGGTGGTTATATTCCTCAAACTCAAGGTTTAGAGGCTGACGCGAATAAAATTACAGATAAAATTATTCCTGCTATTGAAGATTTGAATAAGACTTATACTGATATAGCTGGGGTTCAAATTGAGTTAAATCCATTAGAGACAGTTTTACAATATGACCCAACAGCAGATGAAAAAGCAGAAGAAGCAAGAAAAGAACGTCTTCGCAAACTAAAAGAGTTTCAAGATGAGTATGCTTCACTACTTGACCGTATCCGAAAGAATGATGAAGACCTTAAAAGGCAAAACATCGAGTTTGAATTTGTTAATGCTGCTGACTTTGAAGAGGAAATCATTAAGTTGAAGCAGCTTGACAAAATTAATCAAGACACAGTAGATAGAGAAATTGAAAGAGAGATTGACGCTATTAGAAGAAAAGAACTTACTGAACAGCAAAAGAATGTTCTTATAACACAACTTGAACAGATTCGCGGACAAGAACAGGAGAAAAGAGCTAAAGACTTAGAAAAAAGACTTTACGAAATTGAACGCGATGGTCTTGTAGCAAGAAGAAAGCTGGCGAACGAACTTGGCGACCTTTATGCAGGACTTACAATTGAAAGACTTGATACAGAAATAGAAGCTCTTGACAAGCTTAGAGATGAGTTTGATGATTTTTATAGCGACATCTTTGAAGACAACCCATTTGCTAAGGGTAGATTCATTATATCTCCACGAGTAGAGTTTGGTGGTACTGAGTTTCAGTTCGAGGATGTTGCTCAAGCACCAATTGAAGCTATTGAAAAGTTGAGAGAAACATTTTCAGATTACGATGCGGCTGAAAAGTTAGGATTTGACAGATTGCAGGATAGAATTGAGCTTATTGACGAGTTTAATGCAAAGTATGAAACTACACTTGGTTATGCCGAAAACGAGTTTGACCTTCAGACTGAACTAAGCAAAGAGTATGAAGAGCGCATAAAACAAGCTAAAGACCTTTACAACCAGCAAAATAAAGCACCAAAAAAACAAAACATATTTCAGTTCTCTCGCGGTGTTCAAGAACGTGGTCAAGAAGACCCATTTATTACTGCTCTTGAAGATAGCCAACGTGAATACTTCTCACTTTTAAGTGAACAGGAAAAACAAGAGGTTAAAAGAAGAGAAGACAAAAGAAACGCTGAGGTTGCTTTGCTTGATGAAAATTACGCATTAAACCTCAAGGCTGTTAATGATGAAAAGAAGTTAAAGAAAGATGCATTAGACTTAGAGCTTTTCTTGATAAAGACATCTTCTGCGTCACAAGCAGAAAAAGACAAAAAATCAAGATTAGCCAACATTCAATATCAGATAGAAATTGGAAACATTGAAGAGGGATATAAAAACTTACGACTTGAGATTGAGAAAAACATTTCAGTTGAATCTGATAAAGGTCTTAAAATAACTAAGATTAATGTAGAGGCTGAAACAGAGATTGATGGTATTAGAAAGAAATTTGCTGAAAGAAGAGCTGAAAGAAATAAAAAAGACCAAAAAGCAGCAGAAGAACGTAGTGAGGCTGAACTCGCTATAATAAAAGAAGAGAGGGATGCAAGAATACAGGCTCTTGAGGACATTAAAGAATCTATTCTTGATGTAACAAAGGCATTTATAGATTCTCAAATTGCTCAAACTGAGATTTCAATAGCTCAGCAAGAAAAGCGCATTGAGGCAGCTGAAGCGATAGCTGAAAGAGGAAATGCTGCAATTTTAGAATTAGAAAAGCGCAGACTTGACGAATTAAATCGTGAAAGAGCACGATATGTAAAACAACAGCAAAACCTTGCGGTTATTGAGATTGCGGCAAACTCAGCTATTGCAATTGCTAAGGCAGCAGGTCAGCCAGGCTCTCCATTTACAATCGCAGCTATCTTAGTTGCTATGGCAGCTGGATTTGCACAGGCAAGAGCGCAAGCCCAAAGTTC